TGCAGGGTCTTTATCTTTTGCTGATGCTACTGCTAAAGTATTAAACTATAGTAATAGTGAAGTAGAATCAATGGCAAGGAGTTACATGAGAGATGAAATATATCGTTTTGCTATTGTATTCTACAATGAAGAAAATGTAGCATCCTCTGCACACTGGATTGCGGATATAAGAATGCCTAAAGCTAGTGCACCTGGTTACAACATCTTTACTTCTGGTATGCGAGTAGATATTGGTGGTAGTACTACTAATAGTCTAGAAGTAGTTACACATCCATTAGGTGTACAATTCACAATTAATATACCAAGTGATTTGATCCAAAGTAAGAAGATTACTGGTTATGAGATTGTAAGATGTGAAAGAACTATTTCAGATAGAACAATATTGATGCAAGGAGCTGTTAGTTGTGTTTGTAATTATGATAATACAAATCAATTAACTGCTTTTCCATATCTTACTTATTCCACTTCTCACGGTATGGTGTCACAAAATAATAAATATGCACATGCTTTTGACTTTAGTAGTCAGAATGCTAATGAATATTTCTTATTTATATCTCCAGAAATATGTGTCAATAGAACAAATGCATCTGAAGTAACAGGCAGAGCTACAGAGATTAAAGGTATATATAGACTAAGATCTTCAATATCTCCTGATGAATCTATGGGTAACGGTACTCCTGCGAATGATAAGGTTGTACCCAAAGGTGATAAAGTCAAAGTATTGGTTGGGGCAAAAGCTTCAAAACATGATTTAAAGAATATAACCTCGAATACTGGTACTAGTTGGGCTAAGAATAGCGGTTGGGCTTATACTTCGGTTACGGCTATAGGTGATTCTATAAAACAGTCTACTGCAAATAATGCAATTTATATGGGTGCAGAATCATGGTATGATGCCACTTTAGCTAAGTATTACAATAAAGTTACTACAGGGGGATATAATTCAGCATCAATTCAAGACATTACAATTGCTACTAATACAGATCCCTTTGACTTAGATGACGATGCATGGAGAACTAAAGCTACCAATGTAGGTAGCATGGTATACTATAACTGGGTATACGGAGATACATCTAAGGCTAGTGATTATGATGATAACAACGTTAGGAAAGTTGGACCTCATGGGGTATGTGCAATATTTCAGAGTACGGATATGACTTCTCGTAATACTATGGTTGGTGAAGTACCAGAATTAGCTGCTGGACCTGAAAGTGCTAATACAATCCTCATTGCCAATTTAAAACAGTCTGTAACACCTTATGGTGGTAATAGCTATGCTACAAGACAAAACTCTGTATACATTAGTACAGGATCTTATATTAGTGTAAAAGACAACAGTAATACTAAAGTAAATGTATTCGGTGGCGATACATATGTTGGTGTATTAGATTATGCTAACTGCATGTTTGCATACCACAATGCTAGTGATAATTACGAACAACCAGATAATGAAAGAATTAGAGCATATAATGGTGCTTATATACCATTAGAATCTTCTATCAACCTTTCATTAAGAACAGATACAGTAGGTACAGCTAAGACTTATGAATCTGGTACAGGCTATGCAAATCACTTTGTAGAGAATGATATAGTACAAGTAGGTACTATATATGTTCAGAATACGCCATTATATGCTTATAATGATGCTTATTCTGCTCAACCCAGAGCTAAAAACTATGTTAGTAAATCAATCTATAGTATAGATAATTTACATACAGATACCAGAGTAATGAATTCAGAACCTAAGACTAACTTAGAAGTAACAGATTCGTGGACTAAATTTAGAGTTGCTAATTACTTAGATGTCGATACTAGATTTGGTTCTATAAATAACTTAAAGCTGTTTAAAAATAACTTGTTGTTCTGGCAAACTGACGCTTTTGGCACACTTGCTGTAAATGAACGTTCTCTTATCCAAGATAATAATGCAGGTGCACTTACGTTAGGTACAGGAGGTGTATTAACTAGGTTTGATTACTTTACTACTAAGAATGGTTCTAAAGAGAATCAATTAAGAACTGCAACACAATCAGATAGTACAGTATATTGGTATGATGCTGATAGAAATGAAATATGTGGTTTTGATAATCAATTACGTACTGTATCTAAATTAAAAGGTGTACAATCTTATTTACACGATAATAAGGACATAATTACAAATGATCCTATATCTGTATATGATAAGAAATACAATGAAGTTCTTCTTACTCTAGAAGATAAGACTTTAGTGTTTAATGAACAAGTTGGAGCTTTTACTTCATTCTATACTTATAGACCTGATTGGTATGCTGAATTTACAGATAAATTAATGATATATAAGAATTTAGCTGTATATAAGTATAATTCAGGTAACGAATTAGATATGTTTACTGGCAAAGATAAAATATCTTATGTTAGATTTATAGTAAATGATAAGTACCCTCAAACTAAAACATTTGATAATGTTGAATATGGTGGTGACTTTACTTACGATACTAACTTTGATAACATCTACTTTGAAACTAAAAGACAAACTAGTTTTACTCTTACTCAAGATGATATAGATTATAGAGAAGATACTTACAAGTTCTGTATTCCTCGCAGTAGTAGAGAATTAAATGAAGCGGAAGAATTAGTAAACAAATCTTATAGAGATAGAATGAAAGGGAAATATTTAATCTGTCATTATAAGTATGATTGTAATGGTGGTAATACGTTTAAAGTTCCTTATATTAGTACAGCATACAGATATTCATTGATATAATATGAAAAAGAAAATAAATAAAAAGAAAGTTCCAGCTTATGCTTTTGGTATAGATCAAGGTTTAGAGGTTGCTTCTATATTGGGAGCTGGTTTACAAGGCTTTACAGAAGAAGGATCAGGTGCAGATATTGCTGGCAGTACTCTAGGGGGTGCTGCCAAAGGTGCTTCTGTAGGCTCTGCTATTCTTCCTGGTATTGGTACAGCTGTAGGTGGAGTTGTAGGTGGTGTTGGCAACCTTGTATCAAGTATCTTTAGAAAGAATGCAATTAATAAACAGAAGCGTATTAAAGCAAATGCTAAAGAAATAGCAATGGGGAAAGGTAATGCAGCTACACTTGAACAAAAATATTGGGATGATAATTCTTTAGCTTATACTTTTGAAAATGGTGGTATATTACCAGATTTAGCTTATGTAGATAATAATGAAGTAATAAGAGATGATTTTGGTAATATTGAACAAGTACCTAATAGTAAACCAGGTACAGACAATCATTTAATAGATGCTTCTAATCTTGAATCTGTTTTATCTGATAGAATTAAGAGACCTGGTACAAATAGAACATTTGCACAAGAAGGTGAAAAACTTACTAAAATGACGAAAAAGAGTAAAGGTAATGACATATTTGCTAAGAATACTGATATGTTAAATAAAAGAAATGCAAATGCAATGTATGAAAAATTGCTTACAGAGCAAGAAGCAGTTAAAGCTAAGAAAGGTATTAAGCCTAAAGTAAAAGGAATACCTGCATATGCAGATGGTAAAGGTGATTGGACTAGACGATTAGGCAAATCTATTGCTAATTTTTTAACCTCTCCAGTACAAGGTACAGCAGTTAATAGTGCTCTTACAAATGCTTTTAATAACACAGGTAATAAAGCTGGTTTAGGCGCAACTAAGAACTCTAATTGGGATGCTCCAGTAATGAATTACTTGAATGGGATTAATTGGACAGAAAACCTTGTACCTAAATCTGGTCCAGCACCTGGTAGAACTTATGTATATAATAATGATCCAGTAGATAATAGTGTTGATGCTATTACTGGTGAAACAATTCCTGTAGGTGTAAATGAACCTATATACGATTTGCCTGAAGTACCATTTCCTGATGCAGCACCTATAACAAAAGTTAAATCTGTTAGGAAACATACCCCAGCAAGTAAGTCTGCTAAAGCCACTAACTCTCTTAATCAAGCTCCTTTACTGGATATTGAAGATTTTAATCCCACATTAACACCAGATGAGATTAAAACACCTAGTAAGTCTTCATCTAACTTTGGCAGTCTGTCTGGTTTATCTCCTATACTGTATAATTGGATTCAAAGTAGACGTAGACCTGAAACAGAAGACCAAGTCCTTAATCCTTACTCTGGGGCTATTAATAGAGCAATGGCTAGTCGTAGACTTAACATAGAGCCTACTCTTGCGGCTAATAGAAGATCTAGAGCAATTGCTCGTAACAACATGGCTAGACTTAATCCTAATACTGGTATGAATTTAGCATATGGAAATCAATTAGCTACTGGGGAATATGCTCAGAATACTTCAGTATATGCCAATAGGGATAATGCAAATAATCAATACTTGGGTGAATACGCAAATATGATGAACAATTTAGGTCAACAATATATACAGAATACTGTACTTACTAATGACTTAAATGCTCGTAATAGAGCTGCTGCAAGAAACTTTGGTGCTACTGCTGCTGGTCAATTGGGTCAATGGTCTCAGACTAAAGAAAAGATGCGTAATGAAGCTGCTAGAGACGCTATGATCTATCCTTATTTAAGAAATTTCTTAGCATACGGTAATCCTGGTGAATTAATAGCAGATATGGATAATATGTATTACAATAATAGAAAGGGTAAGAAAAATGGTTAATAGATATGATAATCCAGCACAAGCTCAGTTTATAGATACATATGCTCCACTACCTTTCCAACAACTGTATACACTTGGCAAGGATGCAAACGCTAGAGTAGATAAAGCTATTTCAGACTTATCTGGAGCGTTAGATAAATGGTCTGACTTCAGATCTCCTTCTTTAAAGGATATGCAAACCTGGTATGATGAAACTCTTGGTAAAGCTAAACCAATTATCGATAAATTGTCTCAGAATATTGATTTACTTAAGACTCCAGAAGGTAGAGCTCAGATTAACTCTATTATTAATAATGTAGATAGACTTAAATTATCTACATTACTCCAGAGTAAAGAAGGAATGGAGCAGAGAATGAAGTTTAATCAACAGTTAGCTGCTGCTGGTAAATTTAATGAGATGTGGCATAATGTAGACTTTGCAAACTATGATAGTACAAAATCAGGTATTTTCAACGATATTGCTCCTTTAGCATATAAAGACATTAGGGAATTAGCAGATCCTTATTATGCTAAACTACAGAAAGGTTTCCTGTATACTGATGGTAATTATGACTATTTCGGTAACACACGTGGCGATATTGAGAAAGTAGCAGATGCTCACCTGAACGATATAGTAAACACTCCAGAGGCTCAAAAGCATATGGAAGTTTATAAAAGGAATACTGGAGCAAGTGATGCTGAAGCAATTCAATGGTTAAGAAATTCTATTGTAGAATCTAATATTGATAGAACTATTAGACCTACTAGAGAAGTTAATCCTTTTTCTTTACTTTCTGCTAGAGCGGCTGCTACAAAGAAAGCATCTGGAGAAGAGACTATGCCAGTTCAATTCTCTACTAAACTTGCGTCTACATTGTTGAGTAAACCAGGCACAATTAAAACTGAAGATGGTGTAACTATAAAATATAATTCTCAATTTGAGAGAGCTCAAAAGACATTTACACCTGGTAGTAAATGGCAAAAATCCTATGTAGATAGAGTTACAGAAAGCGGTAAACAATTACCGTTAAACCGTAACAAAACTGCTAAGACAGTATGGGAAGAATTATCAACAGATATAGGTTCTCAAGCTAACTTTATCAACGATGCTGAGCTTGATAAGAATTCAGTAGTAAAGGGTATCAATGGTAGTCCTATTTACTCTGGTAATAATATATTTGGTATGATGACACAAGAGCAGTATGTTAATGCTAAGATGGGTGTACCTGTTAATAGTGCTAATTGGAGTTCAGCTAGAACTAAGTTTGAACAGGATCTCATTAATAATAATATACCCAATATGGGTATTACTCCTACCAGTAAAGTATTACTTGAGAACGGTCTTCCCGGTAATGAATCATATACTCAGGAATATAAAGCATATATACCAGTAGATTATTTCTTAAACAATAAAGACATCTATAAAGACTACTTTGATACTGGTTTCTTTGGGGACGATACATCTGAAGATATTATAAAGAACGGAGACTTCCAAAAGTTTGTAAATAGTCTAAATGGTAAGATACCTAACTATAATGGCAGAATTGCTGATATTAAGAGTGTGAGAATTGCAGATGATGGTACATTTGCACCTGGTCATGAAACTCAATATAATGGGGTATACATTGAGATACCGGTTATGAAAGGGGTACTCAATAATGAACAAACAAGAGAAAGAGCAAATCTTGAAGAGTTCCAATATAGCAAATTAGGTTCTAAAGGTAATATAAATTATAGACAAAGTAATGAAGATTTGATCTATGGAGAAAACTAAAAACAACAGTGGTGTTCCATTGGCAATAGAGCTTCGCAAGAAGAATTATGAAGATTATTTAGGTGCCTCTAACGGTACTGTAAACCCTGAAGTAGGTAGTACTATTAGTCCTCATGAAATACTTAGAGATCTTGCTAGTTATCAGAAAGATTCTTATAAGCCAGCTCTAGATACCGATGACACATTAGACGAATCTCGTAATAATCTTAGTACATATGATTTAATAACTAACTCTGTGGCAGCTTCTTTACGTGCTATGAACGAAGCACAATTGGCTAATACTCAGGGTATACTTAGACGTGAAGTATTACCACAGATGGATAGAATTAAATCGAACATTAATTTGTTTGAAACTTATAATGGTTTAGTGAGTCAAAGAAATAACTTGCTAAACCATTTAGCAGTTTCACAAGATGACGCTGAGATATCACAGATTCAGAATGAATTGAGCAATATAGATAGTAACTTGTATAACACTAGAGAAGCATTAATGTCTCTAGGTGTATCTCCTGATATGAGCAATATTTCTGATATCAGAGAAAAGCAAGAAGCAGACTTAAAGTCCTATCAGAATAAAGCTAATGAACTCTATGCAGATATTGAAACAGATGAAGCTGATATTGAAAGATATAAAGTAGATTCTAGATTTGAACAAGCTATGAGTGAGAATCAAGAGTTTAAGTGGACAGAGCCAAGTAAATGGATATATACTGTACCACAAGCTGTAGGTTCTTCTTCATCCGCATGGTTGTGGCAAGTAGCTCCATATGCTTCTACCGCTCTTAGATCCGTCTTCAAAAAGGCAATCTCTAAAGCAGCTATAGGGGCAGCTTCAGGTGCTATAGCAGGTAGTGTTGTACCTGGTGCTGGTACTGCTGCAGGTGGTACTGTTGGTGGTGTAGCTGCTGGTACAGTAGGTGCTATATCAGCTGCTTTAGACGTAGCTAATGCTGGTATGTTACTTTATTCTAACTATAAGCAAGCTGAAAATGAAGCTAACGCTAATGTTGCAGATGATTATAGAGATAGAGTAGCTCAGTTAATTACTAGTACAGGTTTAACTATTTCCAACATTGCAGATGAAGCTCGTGCAAACGGTCTAGATGAAAGATATGCAAGGTTATCTGACGATAAGATATTTGAAAAGATATTAGATGGTCAGATTGAATCTACTAATCCTATCTTAGCAGAAGCTCAGATACAAGCAAGACAAGGTTTAGATAGAGATTTTGCTCAAAATATGTCAATTACCTACGCATCTAATTTAGCTAGTGATGTTATCATGTTACCATACTTTGGTAAAATTGCTGATGGTTGGTTAGGTAAGACTATAAAGAAAGGTGCTTTATTATCAGACCCTATTGAAGCAATAGGTGATAAAGCTGCTGATGCTGCTAAAAAGACTCTATCTAAGTATATATTAGGTAGAAATGCTATAGATAAAGCAACTAGAAGTTGGGCTAGTAGAGCTGCTAAAGCTGCTTATATAGGCGGTGATTTAGCAGTGCGTAATCTTGCTACTTCTTTTAATGAAGCATTAGAAGAGGGCGCACAATATACTACTGGCGCAGCTTATAAAAGAGGTGACTTTGATGATAGTGATTTGAATCTAGAAGGATTAGCTTCATCTCTGTTTGGTGCTTATAAAGAAAAAGGTAGAACCCTTGCAAATATACTTGGTAGTCCTTTTGGTTACCAGGATGCTTTGTATGAGAACGACAGTGAGTACTGGAATAATGTAAAGCTTGGTGCAGCTGCTAGTCTTTTATCCCCTATGCAAGTAGGTGTAAATGCTCGAGGAGCATACTCCTTGTATAAGGAAACTAAAGGGATGGATAAAGTAAATGAACTTGCTGTAGGTGAGATCAATACTAAAGAAGATATGTCTAAAGCAGTTACCTATGCTAGTGGCAAGTTTAAAGGTGTTGAATCTGAAGTAGTTAATGCATGGGCTAATCTAGCTGAAGGACCTACAGAGAATCTACCAGAAGGTTTTACAAGTGATGATGCTTTAGAAGAAGCACAGTTTGCATCTCGTGTATTTACTGTGGCTAAATCTGATAGGATGAAAGACCTAGCTGAGAATTTAGGCATAGAACTGAATACTGAAGAATTTGGTAACTTAGTAGGTTTGTATATGCAAGCTGAGAAAGATTTTAAAGCTTCATTAGAAGACCTTACGGATAAGAATCAGCAACTTACTAGTAAAGCACAAGCACTTAATTCAAATGCAGTATTATCTACTCAGATGGAAAAAGCTGTAGACAACGCATTTAATGTCATTAATAACAATGCTCAATCTACAGACCAAATTGTATCTAAAGATGAGATTAGAGAACTATTTAAGTTACAAGAACAACAGAGAGTGTTAGATAATATGCTCAATGAGGTTAATAATGCTACAGAAATAGTTAAATCAACATCTAATCCTGCTGAATTAAGAGGTAATGAATATACTTTAGCTAAACTAGATGATATGCGTTATAGACTTCAAGCAAGAAAGAAGTCTATAGATAAAGCAATGCCATCCTGGTATAAGAACTATACTGGTGATAAGACATTATTAAATAACCAGGTGGCATCTGTTGGTGCTTTCAATGAAGTTACTGAATATGAGAATGCTATAGAAGATAGATTATTCTCAGAAATTAACGCTGAAAGAAACCAGGAAATTTATAATGCTTTCAATGGTATTGAGAATGGTGCTAAAATAACCCCTACAGAGGCTTCACAACGTGCTGATATCATTACTGAGGCTAAGGAAAAGAAAACGCCTAAAAAGCGTAGAAACCTTAAATTAAAGGCTTTACGTAACATTCATAATGCTCAGGGTGAAAAGCTCATTGATGAAATGCTTGAGCTTTATCAAGCTAAGAAAGAACAGAGCAGAGAGATGATGGAAGGAACTACTGGTGTTACTGAACAACAAACTGTTAATAAGCCTGTAGTACCATCTAAACCTGTTACAGTACCCACTGGTACAGTTACAGAACAACCTGCTCCTACTGTAGAACAAGTTAAACCGGTCACTCCCACTAAACCTATCAAACCGGTTAAGCCAAGTAAACCTAGAAGAACCATAAGTGCTAGTGAGCTGGATGAAGCAGATGCAGCTTTAATAGCTGCTGCAGAAGGTCAAGATATAGGCTTAGGTACACCTACTGTTCAACCCGCTGCTACTGCTGCTCCTTCTTCTATAGATACAACAGATACAGAAAAGGAAAAACCTGTAGTAAATAATGACATATTAAGTTCTGATGAAGATCCTTTTGCAGGTGGTTTTGGTGATCCTACAGGCGAAGGTGTATTTGATGAAAGAGGTGGTGAAGCAGTAGAAGTATCTAAACCTAGTAAAGCAGCAAAAGCTAAACAAGATGCTCAGGATGCTAAAGCTAAGTTCAATAAGTCCGTTCAAGATTTCTTTGATTTACTTGACGACAATAGTGTGGGCTTTGCCTTTGACCCAGCAGCAAATGCTGAGAAACAAGCAAAGATATTTGTTGCTTTCTTAAAATTATTAGGTAATGCGTTTAATTTAGGTGCATACAAATTTAAAGAAGTAGCCCTGAATATGTATGAGGCTATTGGTAACAATAGGGAAAAGTTAACTACTCACTTTGATTCTATTAAAGGTGCTTATACTACTGCTTATTATCAGATGCCAGAGGAAGATAGAGCTAGAATGAGTTCTCCTCAAGAAGTTGCTGCTATTACTGTGGATGATCTCTTTGATACACCCGTGAGTGATCTTACAGAAAGTCAAGTAGAAGAAGCTACCCAAGCTGGCGTATTACCGACTCCACAAGCTCCAGAAGCCATTCCAACAGATGCGATTACCGATAATGAATTAAAGGACTTTTCAGAAGATAGTAGATTAGGTATCCTCAATACCTTTCACTATAAACACGATGCTCAATTAAGCGAAACAATAACTTTTGCAAATGGTAATCGAGTAACATTCTCACTTAATACAGAATTACCAGAGTTATTCCGTACTAGATTAAGTGACTTGTCATTTGAATATTCTGTAGCACCTTTTATACACTATAAAACCAACAGTACTAAAGTAAAATGGAACAATCCAGCTACATATGATTGGGCTAGGGTAGGTATGATAATTACAGATAGTAAAACTGGTAAGAAATACTGGTTAGCTATGCGTAGTCCTAATAATCTTAGAGTAGGAGATACTAGTGAAGAGTATAATACTTTAATAAATGATCTTAGGGCTGCACGTGCTGATATTATATCTAGATTTGTTGTGAAAGATTCTAATGGTAATCTTACTAATGCAATAGATTATAATATCAAAGTAACTCCTACACGTACATTAATACACAATGCAGTAGAAGGTATTAGTAAGTATGCTCCTATTAATGATGCTAAGTTCAATAATATCTTACAGTTAAGTACTAACTTAGATGAAGAACTTGATAACTTTGGTTACAGCACTGGCGTAAGATCTGCTGAAACTATATATACTATACATGGGGATAATACTGGTTTTACTGGTACTACTTCAGGTGGTGTATATTATATTATAGCTGGCAACAAACGTTTATCAGGTAGACCGTTGCCATTAAAGATTAGCACAGTAAGTTATAACAACTTAGAAGAACTAGCTAATCTATTATCTACTATTGTGTTTAAGTCTGGGTTCTCAAGCTATGATAAGATAGGTAATACAGATCTTATTGGCTCTGACTTAATCAAGTTATTCTTGAATTATGGAGAAGCTACCCAAGTAAAAGATAATAGTGACATTAGTGATGCTGCTGCTAAAAACTTACGTAATAAGCAGTTATATGTAGATAACAGTGGTGTAGTAGGTAAATTAGTATATGGTAATAATAGCACCTCAATTGCTGGCTTAATATCAGACCAGAGAGATAAAGAGAGAAAAGCTTTTGTAGATTGGCTTATGAAAGAAGGTTCTATGCCCTTTAAGGTACCTTCAAAGAACAATGATGTTGTGTCAGTAGACATGAAGCTTAGAGATCTGTTTCAAGGAAGATTAGCAAGTAGTGTAGAAAAGGCTAATGGTAGATTAGAATTAGTGCCTGGCGTAGTATTTACTAAAGATGACTTAGATCATTCTTTATTAGCATGGATGATTAAGAATGGTATGTTAAAATCTAATCTTAATACAGAGAGATATGAAAGACCATTCGTCATTGCTGATGGTATTACTCAGGATGCTCCAACTAATATTCCTAATTCTACAGCTGTTCCAACAGTAAGTGAACCTCAAGTTGAACAACCTACAGTAGAAGAGAAACCTGCTCCTACTCGCAAACGTCGTACATTCCGCGATCTTAATACATTTGGTGGTAGTGAAACTGAAGTAAGAGTAAACTTTACTCCTAAGAAGACATATACATCTAAAGAAAAGATGAATAAGGTTCAAGCACGTAACTTCTTGAAAGAGAAGTTAGGTATGTCTGATGCTGAAATTGATATAATTGACGTAGCAGTATCTTCTGATATGCCAGCTACAGCATTATCTCATATGACACAAGATGCTATTCATCTTTACTCTAGTGACCCAGCTGGTGTTGAATACCATGAAGCATATCATAGGGTATCTCTATTGTTAATGTCCGAACAGCAGCGTAATAAAGTATACGATTCTTACAGAGCCTCTCATGAAAATATGAAAAATGCTTCTAACAAACAAGTTGAAGAAGCATTGGCTGAAGACTTTAGAAAGTATATGCTTGAAACTGTACCTTCTAAGGTTTATAGAATCACTAAATGGTTTAATAAGCTTATAGACTTTGTATATTCTTTAGTAGGTAGAATAAGACCTACAAGTATATTTAGGGGTATATATGAAGGTAAATATGCTAATATACCTGTAACACAAGAAGCTAAGGATAGATTTGTAGCAGCTTATGGTGATCGGGTTAATTTCACACAGCATGGTCATGAATTTCATAATATTAAATCTCTTGATAGTTATTTCCAGGCTGTAGATTACTTTACTACATCTTATATTAGCCAGTCTATGACTACTGAAGATATAGTAGATGACTTATCTAGAATTAACATAGACTACAATGATATGAGAGAATTCTTAGAAGATCTTTCATATGATGAAGCCGCTACACCTGAACAGAGAGCTGCTGCTAAAGAACTGTTTGATAACTTTGATATATTCAAACAAGACGTACAAGCAAAATTAGCAGAACTAAGTTTGAAACAAATCAAGGAAGAACAAGAGTACGATGAAACAGAAGAACGTGATGGTGGTGAAATAGAAAAGGATAACTTTGATAAATATGATAAAGCATCTTATGAAGTATCTGTTTTACATAATATTAGACCTGCTGTCAAATTGTTCTTATCTTCAATAGAAGACCGTTTATATAATGCAGCTACTAAAACTTATACTAGAGATATTAATCCTGAAACAGGTATTCCACGTGTAACTCCATTTATGGCAGCTTGGCGTAGAATCGTAGATAAGTTATTTGATGAGGATAGTTATGGTGGATTAATCCGTAAATCTGCTCAGTTAGCTAAGACAGATCCTTTCTTTGCTTCTGTATATAATAGATTATCTAAGATAAAAGACTCTAACTTACAGACACAGATATTCCAAACTATTACTGGATTTAGACATAATTTCCTTACTGTAGGATATCAAGATGTGGGTACTAATGAGGTAATGTACATATCTAACTTAGGTGGTAGTGTAAATGTACGTAACGGTAAGCGTATTGTAAGTGACTGGAATAGAAATTTCTATAACAGTGAATTTATGATAACTGATGAACAGGGTAATAGAAAGCCCGATATGGCTAAACTTAAAGGATTAAGAGATGAACTCACTAAAGCTACAAATGAATTAGCTAAGTTGACAGATTCATCTACTAATGAAGATCTTAGTCAAGCACTATATAAATTATTAGATATTTATAACAGAATAGGTATATCTATTACTTATGACACTTTATTCCAAGCAATTGTAGATAAAGTATCAGCTATCAATTCTGTTAACAAGCCTACTATATTACAAGCAGCTAAGGACTTATTAACAAGTAATAGAGATGGTAGTTTGGCTAAAGCTATACCTGAAATATTACGTAGACCAGTAAAAGATAAACCAACAGATCGTATTAAACGTACTGCTGATGCTATCTTTACTGGAGAAAATAGTATACTTAACTTAGCTATTGTACACTATCAATTGAATAACAATAACCTTGAAGAAAAGGTATTAGGTCCAAAAAACACTACAGTTTATCCTCTATCTAAACACAACTATATTACTCTAGAAATAAAGAAATTGAATAATGATAGATCTTATGTTAATAAACTGTTAAAGTGTCCTATCAATAGTTCTTCTATAGTGTATAACCAGTTAAAGAGTAACCCTAACACTCGTCTTACTGTAGGTACATTACTTAACATTACTGAATACAATTCTGGTAATACAGGTACAGATTATCAATCTGCTCCTAAAGTAGAAACATTCATTTCTAAATTTACATTATCTGAGAATGATGTATTGGTACTTCCTACTATGTCTGACAAAAAGACATATATGCCTATACAAGGTCTTAGACTGTTTAAAGACCGTACAATGGAGATTGTACCTTTGGATGGTGAACTCAGTATTAGGATGTCTAAAGATGTAATTGAGCAGTTCTATAAGTATTATAAGAGTGAATATGATGCTATACTACAGTATCGTAGAATGAAATTAGCAGAAGACCAAATAGACGATGCTAATAGACCTACTATGTACTTTGGTAAGAAAGGAAAGGATACTGGTAAAGGTGGTAAGTTCCGTATTGCTCGTGGAGTATGGCATACTGATGAAAACGGTAATACTAACTATATAGACTTTAATAGCTTAAGTGATCAAGAGTTAATGGATACTTTCAATAATGTTGCTCAGTTGAAAGAAGACATTAATACTACACTTATTCACAGAGCTCATGAACAGTTAATGTATGTACAGAAATTAGGTTTGATTGAACAAAAGAAATCAGGCTTATGGTCTAATAAGTTTTTACCTGTTTCATCTATAAATGAAAGAAGTAATAACTATGCTAATACATATGCTCAGTTATCAGGTTCTCAGAATAAAATGTTAAGAGAGAATCTTGCTATTATGGATGCTATTTGGACATTTACTGTTAATCATTTTGTTTCAATGTTTGAAACAGAAAAAGTAATATACAAAGATGTAGCATTCTTTAAGAACTATCCTGATGTATCTAAACGTCTTGCTGGTACGCTATCAACTGGTGATAGACCTAGATTGGACTTTACAGATCCAAATCACATTATGAATAAAATACCTAGGTATAAGAATGGCAGATACAATGTGGCTGGTCTGAAAGATATCGAAACACACACTAATCAACCTAAAGAACTTTACAAAGCTATTTACAGAGCTTATGTAAGAGAACTTATGGAAAATGATGGTAATTATACTAAAGAATTCATAGACAATGTATTTGAATCTGATGATTTATTTAGTCATGAAGATATACCTCAGGCTATTAAAGATAAAGCTAAAACTAGTACAGAGCGAGATTTAAAACTATATGGTGATATTACTATGGATAAAGAGGGTAATATTACTATAAATACAGAAGATAATCCTATTAACCAAGCAGATGCTTCTGTATATTGTTCTCCTACTATGTATAAAGCTATTCTTGCTACACAAGGCTTATTGGATGCTGAAACTGAAGCTGCTATTGATTATGTAGAAGAACATGCTGATGATCTTGGTGATGTACGTAAATATATAAATACCCTAGCAGCAGTAATGTCACCAAAGAAGATGGTTTACTTTGGTAATGAAATACTTGAACCATTACAAGGTGAATTCATAAATATGCCTATCTTTAATAAGATGGCTATCTTCCCTCTGTTTAAAGTATTAGCAACTGGAGACTTAAAAGCACTGTATGATAGAATGAATGATACTACCAATCCTATTGATATGTTTACCACTAAATCAGCAGTAAAAGTAGGTAATATCGTTGAATATGATTTCTATACAGATACTTCTCAGTCTCAAATATCCGAGGAATTTACTAAGGATGAAAATGGTTCTTATAACAAACCCATTACATTTAGACAACAGAGCTTTGGTAACTTATTAAATCAGATGCCTATTGAAGCTCACGAAGCAGAAAAGCGTATGTTGGTAACACAGGCTATGAAAACTGTATATTCTAACATCAGACTTGATGGTGATTATTATTTACCAAATGGTAAGAAGCTATCTGGTCGTGAATTACGTGATTATGCTATGAGAGCTATTGATGACTTATCAGATAGAGGTTTAAATAGGCTTTTAAAGGATTTACACGCAGTTAAAAATGAAGATGGTACGTTTACCTTCAAAGACTTACAAGGTATCTCAGATTCGCTTGTAAGAGACTTAATTGCAAGTAATACTGATTCTGATATAGTAAATCAAGTTGCATTGAATGAAAGAGGCGAGTTTAATGTACCTATTTCAGCATCACCATTATCAAAACAACTTGTAACTAAGTTAATATCCAAAGTAAATAAAGAGACTGTAGATATTAATTTACCTGGTGGTACATTTGTACAGATGTCTTCATTTGGTATGAAATCTATAGACAAGCTTAGTCAAGCAGAAGCTAAACAAGACTATAGTAAGTACATGGTAAATGAAGGTCGTAAGCTAATGCTTAAGAATGAAAATAACTCTATGGACTGTGTGATTAGTATTAACTTACTTAAGCACATTATACCTGGTTATGATAATATGTCATTCTTAGAGGCTAGACAATGGTTAATTGATAATCATATTATTGGTGATAATGCTTCACCTTCAAGTATGGCTTATCGTGTACCAACACAGGGTATGTCTTCTATTGCTGCTCTTACTATTAGGGATGTAGTAATGTCTCAAGCAGGAGATATTATAATACTACCTGATGAATTTACTGCAAGAACTGGTTCTGACTTCGATATTGATAAACTGTTCTTAACCCGTTATAACTATACTACAAAACGTTCTAACAAGCTTGGTAGAAATGCTACTAATACTGAAAGAGAAAATGCTTTAAAAGGGTATGATGCTTGGGCAGATGAAGTATTGGCTATTCGTAATGGAGAACCTGTTACAAGGAGAAACTCAATGAAGGCTTCTGAAGCTATAAATGGATACTTAGAAAGTAAGAATTCCAATGTACGTTACGACAATACAGATGGTAACTACAAAGTATATGAGTATGTAACTGCTAAAACTGAATATAACTTTGATAAACCTATGTCAGAGAATAGTCAAGGAGCAGTAGAGAATCTACTTATTGATACTTTTATGGCTTCACTACTTGATCCTAAGAATGTACACGATACTACCAGACCTCTTGACGTACCTGTAAACATCATGAAGAAAGGTATTGTAGAAGTATATTTCCCAGATGTTAAGAACAATCAAGCTCTATTTGAATATACAGAAGCATATCAGGATAATCTAAAACAAGACTTTGCTGATAGTAAATCAGGTATCGGTCCTTTCGCTTTGAATAACCCTCATCATGTATTAGGTCAGTTGGTAGAGTTAGTAATGCAAGCACCAGAGTATATGCCTAAATTTGGTAATTTACATAGAGTATCTGGTGTAGACGATATTCATATTCTTGACTGGTTGTCTGCATTGATTAGTGCTCACGTAGACGTTGCTAAAGATAACTACATTATTAAACTGAATGTAAATACATTTACTTATAATGTTACTAATTTATTGCTAAGAAGCGGTGCTGGTAAGAACACTATGTATTTTGTATCTCAAGAGATAATGAAACGCATGGCACAGGATTACATTCAGAGTAAAGGTACTTATGCTATTGATTCTGCTAAATCATTCCAGAGTAGGTATAATGAGAAAGAGAAAGCTATTCTTGAAGAGTTTACTAAGAAAGCCAATCAAGCTGCTACTAATAAAATTCAGAGAGATGCTATAACAAATCTTTTAAATAATGATAAACTTAGTTGTGATGAATTATTTGAAATACCTGAAGTTGGTAAGTTAGGTTACCTTGAGAATCTATTGCGTAAAGCTAATGAGAAAGAAAAAGATTTTGACTATTACTATGGACAACTTCTTGTATATAAGATGTATAAACAGATAGATCCTATGGCTAGAGCCTTATCAGATCTCGTTAAAGCATCACAGGTTGATACTAAGAAGTTTGGTAAAAATGCTATAGAAATGCGTCAATTCTTAGATAAAATAGCTGATGTACAGTCATCTCCTTACTTTACTCCAGAAATGATAGACAAATTCTATAAAGATACCTTCTTACAAAAGAAGATTGACAATAGTATTATATTTACTTTAAATCTATTAGGTAATATAAATATCCAGAGTAAAGATAAATATTATAATAAGTTTAGGTCTTTTGTTAATGCAAGTGGATTAGCAACTATATCTAATAAACAAGCTATTACTGCTATTACCAATGCTATAGACTCTTTCTGGAGATCAACAGCTTTATATGCTGACTCTTCTAGTCCACTTATTAATAGTATGAGAGAGCTTAATAGACTGTTTATTGGTACAGATAGTATAGCTAAGAGATTAAATAGACTGAAAAAGGATATACTTGCTGATAAAGCTAATAATGGTAATAAGTATCCTATGATATCTGTTACTAATGGTAGAATCAGTAATCTATTCCTTAACAGTATAACAGGTGTTACAGATACTACTAATAAAGGTATAGATTATATTCGCCTTGACTATTCTGATGATATTAATTCTAATGCAAGTAGACAAATACGTGAATACTGGCAAGAGTTATTAGATAGTAATGTACCAGAATTACACGATTTTGCATATGATTTAATTCGTTATGCAGTGTTTAGTGGTACAGGTATTAAACATCTTAATTCACTATTTGATTTTATTCCTCAAAGGGCTTTAGAAGAAATAGGTTACTTTGATGCAGTACGTAATATAGAAGATGATACTGTAGATTTTGATCTCTTGTTCACTAAGGAAGATATAGATGAAATCTATCGTAATAACTGGCAAAATGATACATTAGTACCTACTGTAAATCTAACAAGAAAAGGTATATATAAACTTACTGCTGTTGTTAGAGGTAAATTAACTAATGTTGCCTTTAAAGGTTCTGATAAACGAGCTTTATGTAAGAATTTAGAAGGCATATCTATTTATCATCCTTATGTTAAGGTAAGGAATAATAGATCTACTGGTAATTTTGATTTATATAAGTATATCGGTACTTTTGTAAAGGATGATGGCAAACAGATTGTTGAAAAGCCTGTATACATACTTGTTAATAAGAAAGGGTACAGAGAAGGTGGTAAAGGTATGGTAACAGAGTATTTAAGTAAATGGGTAGTTGGTGAAACAGCATCAAGATACTCTATAATACCTGGTAATAACGTTGCTCCTAGTTATTCAAATTATGGTGGTAACTTCTTAGAAGACATACCAGAATTGATTAATAATAATGTTATACCTAAACTTAATTCTCAAACCAATGATGTTACTAAAGCTGGGTTAGATGGTGTATTCCATCCAGCAAGTAGTATAGATTATATGTTTGGTCTTGATGGTAATAATAATGATATTAGATATCAATTGAATGAGGAAATGAGTGAAGATGGTGAAGTAGAACAAGCATCTGAAGTTAGACCTACTACAGAGGGACAATCTACAGAAACTACTAGTGATTTTAATGATAAAAATGAATTTCCTACTGATGAAATGAATCATTGTATTAAAAGTTAATCATATATGAGTATAATTTGTCCTAATTTAAAAAACAAAGAAGTTGCAAGAGAGTTCGAAGAATTAAAAAATGCAACAAGTGAAGCAGCGGCTTATCATATATGGTCGCTTAACAATGGTAATGGCATAGATAAGGCTCCCAATGGGGAGCCATCTAAGCTATTTTCAGACCTTTTAGAGCATTATAATGGTGATAGAGTAGCTGCTATTCAAGCTAAAGCTAGAACTTACTCTGAAAGTTTTAGAAATTGGTTTGGTGAATCCAAAGTAGTAGACGAGAATGGTGAACCTTTAGTGGTGTATCATCACGCTAACTCACCTATAAACGAATTCTCTATAGAATTTGATAACTACTTTTCTACAATAAAAAATGGAACGAAAAAAGCTTTATTCTTTACTGGCACAGCAAATCCTAAAAAAGGCACAGTTTTAGATAGAGAATATAAATTTCCTGTATTTTTAAAAGCTAATACTGTAATTGAAAAAACTGGTACAAAAGACGATTTAAAAAAACAAGGAGAAAGTTTTACTGCAACTATAAATCGTGCAGCTGAAGAAGCAGATATTGCTATATTTCACGGTATTGATGATAATCAAGAATTAAATCAAAATATTTATGTTATAAATAATCCAAATAATGTAAAATCAATAGATAATCAAGGTACATTCTCTACTCAGGATAATAATATATATAATCAGAAAATAGTAAATAGAGAGACTAGATTAGAAAATTTCTATAATTCCTATGTTAAGCTAAGAACTAAAACCGTAGAGAAAGCTGAGAATGAAACTGAATTACGTAAAAGACGTAGTAAACTATCGAGTAATTCAAAGTTACGTGAAACTAACCTAGATGCTATAATGCAAGAAATTCTAGGTATATACATATATGATGCGGATTACTCTACAACAGATAGTGCATTAAGAGAATTAAATAATCTTTCTGAAAGTCGCTATATAACTATATTAAATGAGGAAATAGACAAATTAGATAGACTGTTGATACCTGTTGACTCTTTAATAGCAGCAGTTAATAACATTAACAAAGGATACAATAAACTTTCAGACTATTCTAAAGAAGTACAGGATCGTCTATTTAACATGCCTGTGTATAGGGAAGCAACAGAATTACCTGTAATAACACGAGCAAAGAGCTTAAAACAATACAATGCTTATCAAAAGATAAAATATAATAAGGAATTAAATACATTTATTTCTAATTTAAAATTAACTCAATTAAAATTAGCTGCAAGAAAGTATCATTTAGATACAATCAAGATGTTTGTTGAAGAGTATGACCGTGGTTTTGAAGACATGAAACTAAAAGTATTAGATGAATACTTATATAGAACATCACTTTTGTCTAAGAAAGCTCCAAAACTACAAGGTACATATAATTTGTTAGAGGATTTAGCAAAAGGACAATCTGAGTTGGATACTAGAAATGCTAATGAACAAATGCAAAAAATATCTAATGTTACTAACATCAAACAAGCATTAGAACTATTATCTAAAGAGTTGCCTGAATACGCTCCTTTTATAAGACATTTGCAGGAAATACCTTATTATGAAGATATATTAATAGAGATTAATTATAACTCAGAAGATTCTTTTGCTTTAACTAAAGCGGTTGGTAATACTTCCTTTAAAATTGATCCAGAAACAAACGAATACACTGCTAAGATAACTATAAATAAAGAATCTTTTGGTTATAGAACTTTGCTACACGAAATTGTACATGCTTTTAGTTCTATAGTATTAGCCGGAAGAGATGAATACGGTAATAATGAATTTGTATCTGATATAATTGCTATCATAGACCATTGTAATAAGTATTTTGAGATTCCAAAAGTATTTGGAATATTAATGCAAGATTCGTTAAATTATGGTTTTACTAATCCTCAAGAATTTATTGCTGAATTTTTTAGTAATCCTGCTTTTCAGATGTTATTAAAAGAGATACCAGCGATCGGAGAGACAGAAATAAAAGAAAAGAATATCTTTAAATCTGTAGTAGAGGCTATAACTAAGTTCTTTGCTTCATTCTTTAATAAAGAGAAGAATCTATATAATCAGATTGAACCATTAATGTATAAGATTATAGACTTTCAATCTGACTTACATAAGAATAATACGATTAAATACAATCCTAATAGGGAATACAATAGTGATAACTATACAAATAATCAAGTAATAACAAAAGTTATTTCTAATAGTAAGGATTTATTAGATAACTCTAGATCTAAAATGGCTACTGTACTTAGGGATGTTGCTAATAAAATAAACATGCAACCTGTATCTATTGAATATACAGATAGACCATTAAATGAGATATATCCTGAAGCTACTTATTGGACACCTGCTATATACGATAGAAATACAAATAAGATTGTAGTAAATACTACTGGTGATTTTAGTAGATATGGTTCATTAGAGAATGTATTACTACATGAAATAGCTCATGCTATTACTCTAGACTCTTTAGCAGCAGATACAGAAGCAGCTAATGAACTTAGAGCTATACAGAAAGAGTATGCAGCTACTCATGAAGACCATGCTAGTAAAAATGTATATGAGTTTGCAGCTGAGCTGTTTTCTAATCCTGAAGTAATCCACAATATGCAGGATTTCCCTGCACCTACTGGTAAAAAGACTATACTACAAAGGTTAATGGATTGGTTTAAGAGATTGTTTGGTAAGAATACTACTCATGAGAATCTTATAAACAGGATAGTAGAGAATGTAATTGAATATAATGCTTATCAGACATTAGAGCATAATGAAAATACTGATGATTACATACCTTTAGCATTACCTGCTGCAAGTAAACGTGAAGAGATTGCTGCTACTAAGTTAATGTCTACTTTTGACTCTATAGTAAAGACATTAGAAATACGTACTCAATCTATGCAGTATAACCCTATTGATGATTCATTTGATAGAAGAGAAACTGTTAGAAATACAAGTGTTTTCAATAGATTAAATAATCTTTCTAATACTGTAAAGAATATTACTGATCCTAATAGTATGCTTGATGTGCTTAATGGTAGTATTGAATACATGAATAGTGTAATAGACTCATTAGCTGAAGCAGAAAAAGTTCTTGATAACATTAATGAGAAGATTGAGAATGCTAAGACGATGGGTGATGAAGCAACTACTAATAAGTATAGAGTAGCACTAGATAACTTTGGTGCTGAATATTTATATCCTCATGAAGCTAACTTGAATAATCTATATGAGACAGTATTCTCACAGGAGTTTAATGATGCTATATACGAATCACTACTTGGTACTAATGTATTTAATGATATTAGACAGACTTTAAATGCTTTAAGAGCTGAGTTCAGTTCAATTAAGATGGATAGTAGAAATAATATTGGTTGGAAGTATAAAAACACAGTTATTAGAACTCTTACTAACTTCTTAAAAGGTGAAATGGAAGAAGCGAACGATCCTCGTATAGAAAGTGCACTAATGAACTGGTTAAGTTTTGATTCTGACATCTCGGCTTATCATAAGTATGCAGGTTTACCAAATAGTACAAATAATGTTGTTATTTCTTCTGTTAGAAAGGTTATAGGTGATGTAAACAATGAAGTTCATAAGAAAGTATATCACAAGTATGCTGAACTTATGGGTTTAGCTGCTGCTACAAGAGATCACCTATTGCTGTTTGAAAGAAACTCTAAAGGTAAAAAAACAGGTTATATCATTAGAGATAGAAAGTATGGTGAATATCAAAATGATAAGTATAATTGGCGTAAGAAATGGTTAAAAGACCATAAATTAGCTAGTGTAGATGAGTTGAAACTTGATCAAAATCTATGGTTAGAATATCAGAGAGCGTATAATGACTGGAAATCTAAACATGCTGAAAGAAAATATACTCCTGAGTTCTACGATATATTTGCTAATCTTAGCATAGAAGCTAATCAAGCATTATCCGAAGTAAATATAGATATTGATAATTTGCTTAAGCCTTACTTAGATAATGTTACTAAGAAACCTAGATTTGAAAACATGTCTCAAGATGATTACGATAAGTATCAAAGACTACTTGAGAAGAAAAGGAATTTAGCTAACCCATATGATGCTCTTACAGGCGAAATAAAGCCAGAAGATAGCGTAGAGTATAAGATAGCTATGGAACTTACAGAAGCTTATGAAAAGCTCCGTAAAGGGCTTAAATCAAAGGCTAATATGGCTGCTTTCATGGCTGAGATGGAGAAAATGAGGGAAATAGAAGGATATACTCCAGATGGTAGATATACGCTGTATGAGGCTTGGTTAGAAAGAAATACGAGATGGGAATATACTCCAGAATTTGAAGCTCTTGTATCTAAACAGAATAAGAAAGATTACGGAGAGATATATGACAGACTATATCAAGCAAGAACTAATCTCTTAAAACTTTACAGAACCGATAGATACGAAGTAGATTATGTTCGTATGCCACAAGAAGTAAAAGAGAAGATTAGAGAACTTGATATAGCTATGTATAGAATCCGTCGTAAATCAGGTAAGTTAGGTGGTGGTAGAAGACTGTTTAAGTCTGAACTTAGTGATATAGCTAAAGATAATGGTGGTAAAGATGCAGTATCTCCTGATGATATATGGGTAGATGATAAAGGTGTCAAGCATTACTTCTCTTATATGACCACAGTAAAGCCAATAAATGATAAGTACATGCATAGAGTACCTAATAATAATTGGGCTGAGACATCTGAAGAATCTGCTTTCTATAATCCTAATTATGATCCTACTATACCTGAAGCTGAACAGCCTAAATTAGAGTTATATGATAACAGAAAAGATTACAATGCTGTTATGAGAAACACTAATTTATCTAAGCTTAGACAGGCTTTAATAGATACCATAGGAGAAACTAATGCTAAATTAACTCATACTAATTATCGTAATGATTACAAGTTACCACAGATACCTGGTACTATATGGAACTACATAAGTGGTAAAGGTTTAGTTACCGGAGTAAGAGATTATATGTTAGATGCTTTTGCTATTACTCCAGATGATGAATTACATGGTGTAAAGAATAAAGTAAGACCTAATGGTACTGAAATTAATATTATGCCTACTCAATATACCACTATGTTAGCAGATCCTTCTGTAGGTACTAATGATTTAGTTGGAGCAGTAATGCGTTACTATAGAATGGGCTGTAACTACGAAGCTAAAAAGAAAGTAGCTCCTCAGTTGAATTTGTTAGATGAAACTATTAAAAGAGAAGGTAAAGTAGTAAAAAATCAGAATACTGTATCTGCAGCAAATTCTAATCTTAGTAATGTAATACATAAGTATATTTCTTATCACTTATATGGTAGACGAACCGCATTACCTGAAATTACTATAGGTAATAGTCATATTTCATTAGATAAGATTTTTAGACACTTTGCTACATGGGGTAGAGATATAGGTTTGTCTTGGAACTTACGTTCAGCTATATCAGGTGGTGTATCTGCATGGTCTTTTTATGCTGCTGATGCCTATATTAATAGGCATATGAATGTCCGTGATTTTACTCTTGGTAATGCTGAATTAGCTAAAGAATTGCTTACTCTTAAAACTTTAAGACAGCTTGGTAAGAATATGGGGGACAGTGATTTAGTATCTATGCTTGAATACAATGGGTTATCGTTTAATCAGGAAGAAGATATGGCTAATACCAATAGATGGAGAGTTGGTAGAATGATAACAAGAACTATAGAACCATATTCTGCATTTAAACTAATGTCTTTCTTACCTAACTCTGTGTTTATGAGAGGGATCTATAACAACTATAGATTGCTCGAATTAGAAGATGGTAATAAGCATTTTATTTCTGAGAATGATTTTCTTTATAACCATTTTCCTGAACAGTCTATAGAAGAAAAGAGAGCTATCTATAATTCTACTAAAACTACATTATGGTCAGCATATGATAAGAAAGGCGGAGTTAAGATAAAACCAGAGTATAAGAAGTATGTAACTAAAGAGTTAGAGAATGAGATAAGTGATAAGTTAGGTAATATATCCAGTCATGCAGAAGGTATGGTTGAAACTGCTGATAAATCAGGTGTACATTTACACACTGCACTTTCTACTATACTGATGTTCCGTGCTTTTCTACCGAAAAATATAGAAAATACATGGAATCCAGCATATTGGAATTACCAAACAAAGGAACTTGCTATAGGTACAGCAATGGCTTATTGGTATGGATGGCTTTACGGAGCTAATAACTGGGGTATAAAAGCAATAAGAGCTCTTACATTTAGAAATAAGGAAAGAGATATATCTGAGTTATCAGATAAATTTAATGTTAGTGAAAGTTATACAAGGAAACAAATTGAAACTTATGCTAAGAGATTTAATGCTCAGGTATTTACTTATATATTCTGGCTTACTCTATTTAATGCTTTAGGTATGATAGGTAGTACAGGACCTGATGATGATTATTGGTATCAAAATATTCTCATGCTTGAATTAAAGAAAATCTCACTTGAATCAGGTTCAAGATATAATGTTATGGATATTGCTGATATATTTAACTCAGTATCTCCATTACTACAGACTGTAGAGGATATAGGTACTGCTTTTGGTCCTTGGTCTTACTTCAAAGAAAGGAAATATAAGAAGATTAAAAAGGGAGCTTTTAAAGGTCTGTATGGCTGGCAAAGAGACTTTATTAAAGTTATTCCTTGGATTAATGCTTATTATAATATGAAGAATCCAGGAGAAAAATTACGAGACTTACAGAATCGTATTGGTGGATAAACAAAAAGGGGAGCGTTTCACAACGGTCCCCTTTCTTTTTACAATTAATATTAAAACAACTAAATTACAGCGACTATTCAAAGTAACTCATATCTTCTAAACATGGGCTAATCTGAATATTTATATCTTGTTCCTCGATTATATCGAGTGTGAATACTTCATTCTTACTTTCTAAGTTTATATCTTCAAACACTATCATAGTTCTATCGGTTTTATTAGAGTCAATTGAATATACCGAAGTAAATATAAATATTTGTTTCTTTACTTCATCTGATAGTAAGTGATAATACTTATTCTCTACCAGTGATATCAATCTTCTCTGTGTTGGGTTTATTCGGAGAATAAATACTGTATGGTAATCTATTTCTCCTTTATAACGATACTTACCTATAAATAGTTTGTGATTACTAACTTTTTGTACCATATTTGTATACTCTAAGTATGATAGGCCTTTGTAGTCTATATAGATATTGTCATCTTTTATCCAATACTTTGTATACTTATACAATACAAGATTTACATATGAAGCATTAAAGAATAGAGCTATCACAGCATTCATTGTATATCTCTGATCCATCTCCCTCATAGTAATTACGAGAGTAATCCCATAAATTGTTCTGTTTGTGCCAACAGATTTGTTCGATAGTATCTGATATTAACGTAAGTTTTGCTTCAATAGATTCTGGTGTAAACTTAAATACTTTTACTTCATAACCATTATTGCTTTGTATAGTAATGATATATGTTTCATAAGTATATTCAGCAATATCTTTTTGTAATTCGTACTTAAAGTACCAATGAATAGCTAACCAATAGTAGGCTAATTGTCTACGATAGTCATACTCTTCAATAGAATGCTTAAAATTGTTTACATCAGCAGTAGTTTTTAAGTCTACTAAGATAATCTTTTTCTCTGTATGATCGATTATTAATCTATCTAACAAAGACTTACACGATAGCTGATAGTTTTGGAAAGTTTTTGGAAATTCCCAATTTATGTGAAACTCATTGTTTTGTTCACACGTATTTGGTAAGTTATATAGTAATTCGTTTGCTTTCTTATGCTTCTCAAGATTACTCTTGATTGTTTTTAACATCTGAAGATCTGCAAACGATATTACTTTCATCTCAGTTTGCCTCTCAGTCTTAAGATATTCAATATAGTTCTCTAGCTTTTTAGCCATTTCCTTGGCTTCTAAGAGCACTTTATCATTACTCTTACCTTTTGTACTATAAGCAGCTGAATAAGCCTTTATAAGGGCTAAATCAGGGTCTATTTCTACAGTACCAACTAGATTCTCAGCAAATAATTGTTGCTGTTTACTACTTGGAGTATCAAAGTCTAATATTCGATAATGAGCCCAGAATTCATCTGGTTGGAGTATATACATATGTATCATAGTTCCTTTATCTAAATAACTAGCTTTAAGACCTTCAGCGGTTCCGTCTAACGTATCTTTCAAGCATCTTGGGCCCTTTTTTATAAAGATCCCTAAATTACTGTTAGAGATACGCGTCATATCTTCATAATAAGGTATACTTAAATCCATAATCAACCGTCTTCATCGTCATCATTGTTTTCTTCTTCTAATCCTATAAAGGTAAATTCTCTTTTTGGACCAAAATCAATAATGAGATCAAAATTCAAAGTGTTAGTTTTCATAGGCTTTTATCTTCTTTATACATTCTTCTGTTTCCTTATGATTATGTACTATGAAAAGCATATATTTCTTATCTAAATTATTTAATTTAAGATAATACATAAATAACTTCCATTTATAAGGAAACACATCATTCGGCCTACCTTTTGCTTCGATTATAAAGTTGTTACCAACAAAATCTGGAGTATAAGTCATAGGCCGAATTTTTTTATCTTGAAACTGAAATGAAGGTATAAGTTCAAACTTAATAGGTTCATATTCAGCTTTTAACTTCTCTTCTTTAAGTCTAGAGTAAACATAACCTTCTAATTTACTCTTGAATGATATTCCGTTTATCTGAATTGGAGTAGCATTCTTGACTTTTTTGTTTACTGAGTTTTTCTTCTTCTTTATCATGCATATATGATTTAAATATAAACATGAACGTAGTAAGATTTACTATGTTGCTGATAGTACAGCATAAGAAGCAGAAACATATTAATTCAAAAATACTACAGGTTAACGTAGTATTAAGTATGTCTAAACTCATGATTGTTCTTTTTCAATCTTATCTGCCATTTCAGACAGTTCCTTTTTTAATTCTTTAAGTTCTTTAATCTTATCATCTAAGCGTTTTTCACTTGAATCAGCTTGATTGTTAATCAAACGATTAATTTTAGTATTTGTCTCTTTATCAAAGAAATGCATAATAATACCAAAGAATACAGAGATCAATAGAAAAAGAACTGTTGGAATTGCAAACAACCAAGAAATTGCTGTGCAAATACCGTTTTTAGCTTTAATTAGAAAATTCTTCATATCTTTTTAATGTTTGGTTTAGCCATTCGCGAATTACTTCAAAACTATTATTTTTTATAGCATCGCTAATGTCTTTACTTTTAAACTTTTTATGCACTAGAAAGCAATTTAAGCCTGTTTTAAGGCTTATTTTGCGCATATTTTTAATACCAGGAGCATCTCTATCAAAACATATTAAAATATGCTTAAAACGCTTCTTTAATACCTCTAAGGCGTTATCTGGTATAAATGTAGATTCAGAAGAGGGAGATATTGCATTATACCCTAACTCTTTAAGACACATTACATCCTTCATAGATTTAGTAATAATTAATAGATTACCTTTTTCTGGTAATTGAGCATAACCTTGTATATCATACTCTGTTAAATTATTACGCCATTTAGTGTATTTATCTGCTAAAGGTCTATAAATTTTGAAATGATCATATACTTTATAAGCATACATAGGATTCTCATCTTTATATATACCCTTTACTATACCGTTACATAAATAATATTTAATACTATTTACATTGTATAGTTTTAAAGTATCGATAGATATATGAAACTGTGACCAATAACTTTTGTCAATTTCTGTAAAATCTTGTCTTACTACACCTATTACAGTTTCCTCAGTAGGTTTTTGTTCTTTAGTACTCTTTAAAATAGTATTATTTTTTATATTAAGGTCTTTGACTATTTGGTTTAATGTCTCATTATAGTTAGTAATGCCAGTAAATTCTTGTACAAACTTAATGACATCACCACATAAACCATTGCCATGATCTTTAAATAATAATTTACCTGTCTTTTTACTATGGAATATACCAAATGAGGGATTCTTATCCTCTCTAAAAGGACTATTGTAAATATAACCTATTTTAAATTGTCCTAAGTAACGAGCATATATATCATATTCTGATACTCTTGATAAAATATAATCAAGTGTTATTGCCTTTGCTTTATTTGCTCTTCTTGAATCATACATATGCTACAATTTTAATAGTGGGAGTAGCGGACTCGAACCGCTCCATAGGTATAAACCTGGTCCATTCACACATCTTCGTATCTATCTATTATTAATAGATTGTGTTTACTCCCTTTGTTTTTAAAAACAATGTAACGAGGGGGGATTCGAACCCCCAGATAAGTTTCCTTATCGCCAATTTAACGATTCCACACTCTTTTCAAGTTTGCCTTCTCCATGCCAGTGGTGTCCGCTCATTACTGAGCAATCGTTAATCTTCGTCCCCATGCTCTTTGTCGAAGAGTTTTGTAATTTGCTCAATCTTTTGATTGGCTGAATCTTCATCAAGACATTGTCCTGATGTAATCCAAATATCTTCTTTAGTCTCCTTATGTTTAGCAGCTATAGAATGGCCTAAACCACTCGTACATCGAAATTTTGCTGTCCAAAACTTAAATATATGATATCTAAACATCCAAGGAGAGATACAAGTAAGAATTTGAGGTAGTATCAATGGATCTTCTGCTTTTTTAATAATTACCTCAACGATTAGATAATCTAATGATTCACCTTTAAAGTAACCTAAACCTGAAACCTCAGCAAACGCAGAAATTTCTACACGATACCCTTGTTGTTCAAGGTAATCTGCTAATTTAATAGCTGTATAGGACTTGTAAAGCATGTCTTCTGCTGTTACCACCCAGTTTTCACCTATCCCAATATGTAATCGTATAAATTTACCATTTTTATTACCTAATTTCTTTACTCGCTTTTTAAGACAAGGTAGCCCTTCGAGAAAACGATCATAATTAAGCTCATCACCATCGTTTTCATCCCATTTATAGGATTTTCCAGAGCCACCTAATTGCATCTCTTGAGTTAAAGACTCAAGTTTGTCTAAGCCTTTATTATAGAAATATTTTGCTTTTTGTATTTCCTCAAGAGATAAACCTTTCCAACCTGGGTTATCTTCATTACAAATTTCATCATAATGACCTTTAGTCCCAGTATCTTCGACAATTTCACACTCCGTGTAAAACTTTTCGAGAGAATCAAAATGTACAGTCAATTTTTTACCCATACTTCACATAATTTATCCAAAAAATACTTTAGTTCTTCCAGAAGAATCTAATTCTTTACTCTCTGTAATTCGTTCTTTATTCTCTGGAGTAAAGAACTTCTTGACCATTCCCCTTTCGGTATCAGTCCAGTTACAGATTAGCATGTCCTTCCAATTTTTGAAATAAGCCTTCTTCATACGGGTACCAGATTGAATCATACGCGTAGACGCAATACGACGTATGTTACAAGCTTTGATACACTCACGAAGTTTCCAAACGTAGTTTACTACATCAACATCATATTGACTTTCGTAATCTACAGAATAGTCAACTTCTATAATGCCTCCGATGAATCGGTCAATAGTAGATGCGTCTAATTGATTGTTAGCCACATACTGTCGACTCGCACCACTGCCAAATGTATTAGAAGTAGCAATGATGATACACTCGGGGTTACGACTAACTAAACCAGTAGTAGTCTCTATCTCATCGTTAGCAAGAGCGGCATTTAGGACTTGACCTACCGCAGGGTCTAATGCTGTCATCTCATCAATCAAGATAATAGATGGCTTTGCGTAGTATTCAGCAAACTTTGTGCTTTCTCGAGTAGGATATTTATATCCAAGGAACTCTGTAGCAGATGTTCCAATACCACAAGATATACACAAGTAAGGTAAATTCAGTTCTTTTGCAGTCATACGAGCCATAGTAGATTTACCACAGCCTGCAGGACCTACCATCCAGATGTTACGCATACCTGCTTCAATAAGCTTTTTAAGCTGTTCGTGAGGCTGAAGTTTAGACATATCTATCATCTTTGCTTCTTCTTCAGCTTTACGCTTCTTTTCCTCTTCTTCAGCTTTAAGCTTTTCAGCAAGTTTTCGTAGTTTCTCCTGATGTTCACTAGGATTCTGCATATTTATGCCACCAGGAGAAGTTTTATATTTTTCTCCTTGAGGATTTTCTACAGTAAAACTAGTATTTCCGGTAGCTTCATTTTTTTCCTTTTTGATTACTTTCCAATAATCAATAGGTTTATATCTGGACTTTTTACCAGCTTCATTCTTTTTAGTAGTGGTAATACTACCAAAGAACTGGTCTCCAACTTCAAGTTCTTTTGGATTTGTCTTAGAAGTTAAAGAATCACTTGATGGTTCTTGTAATGCTTCACTTGCTTTTTTACTTGTTTTTTTTACTTGACTTTCTAATGTTTTTTGTAACAGAGTAAAAAAACCATCAGATACATCATAACCACCTGTTTTTATCTTAGGAGTTGCACCTGAACCTTTCTTATCTAAAAGTGTTGCTTTGATTGTTTCGTCTATAGTTTGATAATCTAACATATTGATTCGTTTTAAAGTTAATAAAAAGGGAGGGTAACAAAAGTTATCCTCCCCCAATTTCTATATTGGTATGCCTAAAACGGCAAATCATCAACATTATTCTGTTGTGATGTATTATCTAATGTTACATTTACTACCTGAAAAGGATTAGCTGTAGAAGATTCTGTATCAGCTACCACCGGTTTTTCAAATAAATCAATACCTAATTTAACGATAACAGATTTGCCTTCATTTACTGTAGACATCGGTTCGATAAATGTATACTTTGCATACTGTGGTAAAGAAATATAGCCAGTTTTACTATATACAGCTTTAATACGAACAGGAGTCGTCTTAACTTTTTCAGTAGATAACTTATCAATTACCCACTGTGCGTATTCTTTAAATCCGCCTTCTTCTTCGTACTGGAGTTCTTCTTCCTTATAATAACAAATAAGGATTTCTTTAATTCTTTCCCACTGATTATCTACTTTAGCATAGAATACATCATCAGGAAGATTTTCTCCTGTACTTGTTGTACGACGTGGTTCCCATTCTGTATGAGTCATAGTTCTGTTATCTTTAACAAACTTAAACTCAATAAAATTTCTACCTTGTACTGATGTACCATATCGTACTCCTGTAAGGAATACATCATCGTGAATGCCAGCAGACAAAAATGCTACATCCTTCTTTTCAATTTGTTTTGCTCTACTTGAACTATACATACTATTCTTAATTTTTAGTTAGGCAAATATATTTTATTCCAATCAGTAGTTATTTTGCCAGATTCGTCACTTTCTGCAATAACAACTGTTTTACCTCTAAGATGAGGTGCTCTCGCTTCTACTATATTATTCTCTCCACCTTGAAAAGATATGAGAGTTTGGTTTTTCTTTCTATAAACATATCCAATAGCATCTGCTTCACCACAGATGATATCACTTAGTCTACCAGCTAAATCTAACTGCATTTCGGAAAGTTCTTCACCTTCTTTATTGACTAATTTATCTTTAGTATGACCTACTAAGATAAATTCTTCGCATAATTCGCGAAACATATCGATAACTTTTCTTACAGCCTGTCTGATATAGAACCAACCAGCGCCATTAGGCAACATACGAACATCGCCTCTATAGGATTTACCCATTGGAGTCTGATTATACAAAGTAAGAGCATAGCTTAACGTCATCTCTTCTAAGCGTGTTGCATTATCAATAGTAATATGTTTATAAAAGAAGCCATTACACTCTTTGTTCTTTTGACGAATTGCAGCTGCAATTTCGCCTAAATCTGCTACATTACGAGCTTGAACACTAAGTGCATCTAAGAACTGAGAACCACCTTCAAGATCAATGATTAAGTTATTCTCTAGTTCACTTACTATAGTAGTCTTGCCTGACTTAGGTTTGCCAAAAATGATAAGGAATCTTGGATTAGATACCTTAGCTTTTACTTTTTCAGTAGGTAATACTATCATAAATTAGATTTTATTACTTACATAGTATGATAATGTTTGTCAAGTTTTGAAAATTTCTGAGATAGTAAGTTTGTTAATATTATATTGCAAAAACGTTAACAATAGTAATTGAAACATTAATAATTGTTGTACGAGTTTCTCGTGATAACGAGCGAAAATAATCACGATTTGCATAGGTCGGGATTACAACATCTCCGATCTGTACAAAATCACCAAAAAAGTTAGCCGGGATGCCGTTAACAAGAGCATCATAGCTTTCTTCTCCACGATAATTCCGATATGCTTTCATTGCGTTAATTGCACGCTGCCATGCTTCGAATGCGTCAAGATCACGCTGAATTTTCTTAAAGCGATAAGCTGCGTCATACAAAGAACTCTTGTTTGTTTTCAAACTAAAAGGAAGAGTATAAACAAAATCTTCCGTATTACTCGTTCGCCGATCCAGAAAGGAGCTTTTAAAATACGGTACAAAACTTGTAGCTTTGTCAAAAAGATTCTGCGTATAAGCACTATAATTAGAATTCTTATTAGAATTATTCAAAGAGATAATAAAATCTTTCATGTCAGTCTATTTTTTAAATTTAACTAATCGGTAGGATTAGCTTCTGCTTGTCTATCTATTTCAATAATGTTATTGTGTGCTAGGTCGTTTTCAAAATCTAAAATTGCTAATTGACCTTCACGATTCTTTAGAATGTGAATATAGATCTTATTTTGTACTGGTAATCGATGAGGACCATATATAGTAAAGCCTAAAGTTTCTGGACGGGCTATTACTAACACAACATCACTACCTTGAAAAATAGCATCAGCAGATGAAATGTCACTTCTCATAGGATAGTGACAGGATGGGTTATTAATTCGATCAGGAGACTCAATGTTCCTATTCATTTGAGAGAGCTGAATTATTGTAGTGCAACCTACCTTCTTTGCATTAATAAAACAGTTCTGTAAATCTCTAATAATAGATAAAGCATTCTCTTCGCTTTTTCCGCGTACTAAGAGAGTGTGGTCAAGTACTATTACTAACCATTTATCTTTTGCCATTTCCTCTTGAAATTTAGCTATTGTAGCAGCTATTTGAGCTACATTTGCAGCTGTATCTACATAGTAGATAGGATATTTAGATAAATCATTTGCAACCGCTTCTATGGTCTCAAATTCAGTATCTGAAATATCTCCTTCACCGCTATATAAGGTATTAGTAGTAACACCTAATTTACCGCTTATCTTTCTACCTACTTGTCGGCTTGAAAGCATTTCAAATGAAAAAGACAAGATAATAATATCCTTATTAGGATTTAAACTACAAAAATCATTTTCTAACATGCTCGCAAATGCTGATTTACCAGATCCTGATGCTCCTACTATAGTGTAAATAGTACCAGGTTCTATACTACAAACTCTATTGAATTTTCTCCATCTTGTAATTAGAGGTTCAATTTCGTGTTTCCTACGTAAATCTATATATTCCAGAGTTTCTTTAGCTACTTCTGAAATATGTCTAAATGATAAAGGAGCATTATATAAGGGTTGTTCCATATGTGTTTGCTTCTGTTATTTCATTAGACTTCATTTGCTCATCGAGTGATTCCCACTCACATTGGGTTAACCATTTCCACATAGTTTTCATATAACCCATACGACCTGTCATAGTAAGATCATTTAATTGAAATTTTAAACATTCCATTAAATGTTGGTGAGTTGCTTTACTTTTTCCTACTATAGAGTTATACTTTTTACGGCAATTATTTACGTTTGCTCGAAGAAAACTCTTTGTACCATCTGGTCGAATGACAACTTGTGGATAAGCTGCATAGAACTCGTCGAACATTGTAATTTTCCTTTCGACAAGCTTTATAAGATTATCAGTAGGCAAATAAGTGATTGCTTCATTTGATATCTCTTTTACTATGTAGCCTCGATTGATTAAATCTTGTATTTCTGCCTCGCTCACCAGACTGACGAGTTGCGAGACGTGCTTGATGCTTTTTTGATTGACGTCTAATACAAGATTTAAGAACACTAACTGATTTATAGTTAATGGCTTGATCATATCAATCAAGCTTATATCTAGTTCTAATACCATATTCTTCTCCTTTCGTTAAAAGAAGTCTATGTTATAGATTGGATAGTCTTTGTTAAGTTATGAAAAGCCCCATAGACTTAGCTGTTGTGGCTTTAATGCGTTAATAATCTTTGTTGCTTGTAGAATATAATAAGTGTAATTAATATTATACTGGTCAATGGGTTTATCTTCTGGAAGAGTATTAAGTATAGTAACACCATATCCTTTAAGCATATTTTGATACTCTTTTATACCTTTATTGTCTTTCCATTTCCATAAATATAAACCATTTGTACTAACATAAAAACGATTAATTCGCTGTTGTACTTCATTGTTGTATTCTACTGTCCATTGTTTACCTGTTTTTTCAGCTTGTAAGAATTTACGAATGTCTTTACAGTTCATTATAGTATCTTTCACAGGTATTCCATCTGCAAAATATCTAATAACTGCTTCAGGTATTATCTTAGGATTAAGACCTTTACCAAGTAAGACATCTGTAATAAACATACCTTTCTTTTTAATAAGTTTATCATCTTTATTAGCTTTATATCCTTCTTTAATTGCAATATAATCATTAATTGCAAATTGATACATAGCTTCAAAACGATCTTCTTCAAGTTCAAGCTTTGTTAACTGTTCCCAGGCTTTACAAGCTTGTTTAACCTGTTCGTATTTGTTTTTCTTAAGTAAGACAAATAAACCATCAGTATTAGCCTGCACTATTCTACAGCCTAATTTAACTAATGATTCAGCTAACATAAGTAATAGCAATTGCCCGTTAATACGGATTTGCATTACTGCAAAAGGACTATAACAAAAATTATGTTCGTTTTGTAAATTACCACTTAAACCATTTAACGCAAGTTTCAAAGTTTCATTCTTTACTTTGTTTCCATTTCTTTTTGCTTCTAATCGTTCTTCTCTAATTTGAGAATAAACTTCAAGAAATTCAGGTCCTAAATGTTTAGGATAAAACTTGTATTGTATTAGCATACTTGGATATAGAGAAGCAACGTCTATATCTATCAGCATTTCATCTTCTTTTGGTATAATAATCTCAGGGTTATTTACTGAATGAATACCTCCTACTCCTACTGAATAACGTAGATTATCAAATATAAATTTATACTCATATCCTTTTCTAC